AGTAGTATTATTGGCAGTAGTATTATTGGCAGTAGTATTATTGGCAGTAGTATTATTGGTGGTAGTATTATTGTAATTATTATTGTTAGTGTTTGTATTAGTTGTAGTAGTAGAAGTATTTGTAGTAGTTGTAGAACTGGAAGTAGTATAATCTGTGGTAGTAGTTGTAGTAGATGAACCAGATAATGTTACAGTTTCAGTAGGTATATTATTAGGTATACTTTTGAAAATTAAAGATGGGTCACTTGTAGTAAATGTAGAATATTCTGTAGTTAATTTTTTATTATCACTTGAATAACCACAAAGATATAAATTATATTGCTTGTATTTATTTACAGTAAATGATACTTTTGAACCATTCATTACATTTATTTCTTTATTATTATCTATTTTATAAGACCAATAATTTAAATCATTTAATTCAAGAGTTAGATTAACAGTATAATTATTAGTAGTTAATGCTAATATATTTATTTTTGGTAATATAGGTTGTATATTAAATGGATCAATCGGAGGAGGTTCAATACGTTGATTACCACCAGTGGATAATGTTTTATCTGAATCAGTTATATAAGAAGTAGTTGTAGTGACACCAGTTAATTTATTAGTTTGTGTAACAGTAGTAATATATTTACCAATAGCTTCATATGTTACATCATTTTCGGTTATATAAGTATTATAAATAGTATCCGGAATATTCATAGTTTCATTATTTGTATATACAGGACCAACTTGTGCATTTTTATTAGCATTATTATAATTGGTGTTAAATTCTAAAATATTATATTTAGAATCAGTATTGAACAACCAAAAATTATTTTGATAATAAGAAGATATTAATCCATTTGTAGGTGGAGGTTTATCCAAAGGTTGAAAAACAGGAAATACATAATTAACAGAAATATCAGGAGTAGATTTAGGTCCAGTGTATTCAGGATTGCAATTTAATCTTTTATTTGTTTTAGTAGTAAAATTAGTAAAAGGAGTACAGGGTTTGGGAGGTGCTATATCGACTCTATATCTAGCAAGATTTTTATCATAACAACTATTATTTCTATTTTGACAAATACCACCATAATAATTATTAATTCTGGCATTTACAGCATTATATTTTAATCTATTTATTCTAGAACGATTGGAAACGGCGCCATTTTGTTTATGATTTCTATTAGAAATTTTCCATACAGCTTTTCTACAATATTTTTTTAAATTATCACTACTTAAAAAATATCTAAATTTTTTTTCAGCTCCCATATATCCGTGATAATAACAATACGCACTTAAAAAACCAAATTCACCAATAACAGTTACAGTAACATCACCATAATAAAAGTCATAAGTTCCATCATTGGTAGAATTAATTACAGCTTTAGTATATTTTTTATCAGAATCACCAGTATATGATAATCCTATAATACCATTATTTAAAAAGGCAATAGGGTGGTCGGAGGGAACATCTTTAAATACATATACACCATTATATAATCCATATTGTTGAGTTGGATCATACTCTCCTCCACCAAAAACATATTTATAGGTATCATCAGTATGTATTTTTACTTCTGTCGATACAATAGTTAATAGTGTTTTAATATTAGTTTCTCTTATAAAAGGAGTTACTTGATATAAATTTTGAGAAATATCTACAGGATTAGAGGATTGAAATCCAGATACCGTATTTTGATCGTATAAAACATGTTTTTTATATAGATAATCTTTATTAGAATACAAAAAATGATTAACAATTCTTCCACCGGGATTTTGAATATTTCTAATATATGGGTCATAACAACAATATAATGAATGATTATCTTTTAATATTTTAGTATTAGGTTCACAATCATTTCTATTATTTACTTTTCTATAATGTTTATAAGGCATTCTAAATGGAGTAGAACAGTTGGTATCTCTTGTAGTATCTTTATTACTAATATTATATTTCATTTGTAAAAACTTATCTTGTGTATCATATTTATTTCTATTAAATAAATTTATAGTGGTAGGCATATTATGAATATATACTATAAATATATTTTATTAACATCTATATAATTTATTAAAGTTACCTAATACTCTATTTCTAGCATAATCTTGTGGACATCCATTTTCTTTATGATTCTGATTAAATAAATCTTTATATCCATTTTTTCTATTTGCAGCATTATAGTAAACACCATTACATTTTGCGTTATTATTTTGACATCTACTAGCACCTCTAATAGTATCTAATTTTAATCTATCTAATCTAGAACCAGACGATACAGCACCATTTTTGTAGAATCTAGGATTAGATTTTTTACTATATGTTACAGCATTATGAGGACAATTAGCTGCTACTTCAGTTTGACAATTACCTTTATATCCCCAAGTTTTAGATGTTCCTTCATTAGGTTTAATGGTTGGTATTTTTTTATCATATGTCATTAATCTTTTTTTCAAATAATCGTTATAACTATAATTATAGTTATTTTCATTATTATTAGGTTGTAATCCAGATTTAATTAAAGGATATTTTGTTCTATCTTTACAACCAACTTTATTTTCATATAGTCGATTATCTGGTAATATTTGAGTTACATATCCTCTTTTGTCTTTTAATCTTCTGCATTCACCATCTTTTTTACACCATTGAGATTGTGCAAATTTAGGAACGGAGTAATTACATTTATTATTACTTACACAATTATGAGCTCTTTTATGAATCGATTGGTACATATATTACTAAATGAGAAAGAAAAAATCACATATAATTATATATGAATAATTTTCTTATTAATGTAACTATATTTTTTTTTATAATAATGATGTTATATAATTATTTTAATAAATTTAAATGTTATGAATGTTTTAAATGTAATATAAATAAATCTAAAAATCCTAGTCAATGTTTTGATATCACACAAAAAGAAAATAAAAAAATTATACAAGAATTGAAAAAGGAAAGTGATAAATTAGAAGGAAATATTAAAAATACTGATAAAACATTTAATAAATATGATAAGGATATAAAAAAAAATACTAAAGACGCAGAACGTGTAGCTGCTCTTACGGATGATTAATATATTATTAATTAATTTATATTTTTTTATTAATAATATACAAATGAAAAGAATTACTAAATTTATATTTTATACAATACTTCCTTTAATAAAAATATTAGTTTTTGCTGGATTTGTTTATATAATAGGTAAATACTTAACAAAAAATGTTATAATAGAAGGTAATGATTGTAGTAAAGCACAAGAAAATGTTGCAACTGATCAACAAGCAGAATTAAAAAATTTACGTGAAAAGATAAGAGGGTTTGAAACTCAAATTTTAGATATGAAAAAAGCTAGTGAAAAATTTCCTGGAGATATTAAAGATAATGCTGAAAAAATACAAGCAGCTGTAAAGAAAACTAAAGGACAAAAAGAACAAGCAGAAAAAGACTTTGAAAAATTATAATGTCGTATTACCAGGACAATAATTATATATTGCAGGAGCATATGCACCCTGTGCTGTTAATAATCCTGCTGTTATACCTACAATTAAACAAGTAATTATCCAACCTAATGCTGTTTTTGCAAAGATTCTACAATTAATACCACCACAAGTTTTTGGATTTTCTAAAGCACCAACACCTACAGTAGCACCTACTTGACAATGTGTAGTAGATAAAGGAATTTTTAAACGACTACCCGTAATTATAACAAGAGCAGATGCTAATTCTATAGAAACTCCTCTAGACGGTGTAATACTACATAATTTTGTGCCAATTGCGTATGTAATTCTTTTACCATATCCATATAGTCCAACAGCAATACCTATACCTCCCATACCTAATATCCAATAAGCATCCGCTTCCATATCATTTTTTTTACTAATATCAGTACCATTATAAATAGCCCACATTGCGGCAAAAGGTCCGATTGCATTTGCTACGTCATTCGCTCCGTGACTAAAAGCATCACAAATAGCTGTAAATATTTGTAAATATCTAAACGTATATTCTGTTTTTATATCGAATTTTTCAGCATTTTCGTGTAAATTTATAACACGCTTCATTTCATTCTCATTTTTAATATTAAGAGTTTTACTATTTTCATCTATTTCAACTGAAACATTTGTTAATTCTAATTCACCTTTATCAAATTTATTTTCAATTAATCGTTTTATTTTTGGCACAAATGGAACTGAAGCTAAAGAAGAAATTAAACCAATACCAAAAGAAGCACCTATTGCTATTCCTACTGGTGTTTTATGTAAACCCAATCCCTTTGCACCTTTATATATAATAAAAAAAGCATTAATAATCATTGTGGAACCTATTAAAATAGGATAGGTCCAGTTAATTCTTTCAGATTTAAATTCATGTCTTAATACAAATGTTCTTAAAGTTTGAAAAACAAATGCAGCAATAATTGCAGAAAATAAAGGGGATAAAAACCAAGATAAAACAATACCACCAACACCTCCAACGAATGGGAATGTATCTAATGGTTTATACCAAATAACACAGTTACTACCTTTTAATGCTATAGCCATACCAACCATTCCTCCGACACACGAATGTGTTGTAGAAACTGGCATTTCTAAATAGCTTGCTAAAAATAACCATAATCCAACAGATAATACAACCCACATACAACCATACATTAATAAGTCTGGTTGTTCTTCAAAACATTTATAATCAGCGATACCTTTACGAATTGTATTTGTAACGTGTGAACCCATTAAAACAGCACCTGCTGTTTCAAATATAACTGCTAGAAAAACAGCTTGGTTCATAGTTAAAGATTTTGAACCTACTGATGTGGCAAATGCGTTAGCTACATCATTCGCGCCAATTCCCATCGCGGCAAAAAATGCAAATATACCTCCTGTTATGATAACCCACGTATACATAATATTTATTTAAATAATATGTATTATTTAAGTTTTTTTTTATATTTTATTTACATAGTTGTAGCATTAACTATCATTATTTTCTTTTTCTTCCTCTACTTCTTGTTCTACTTCTTGTTCTTCTTCTATTTCATTATCTCTATAATTGATGTTTATATCATTTAATTCTATATCATCTTCATCTATATAAGGTAATATATTAACTCCTTCTCTTGAATCATTCAAATAATTAATTCTTTTTTTATGTCTGCTTATAAATCCTGAATTAACTGAACCCTCTATCATATTTGATAAAATCATTCCTATTATAAAACTATAAATTGTATCTATATCATTAGTATTGTATACATAAAGGTAATATCCTATTATAAATCTATTGTAGAATATTAATCTCATCATATAATCTATTTTATATAATTTCCAATATTCTTTTAATCTTATTGTGTATAAATAAACCATATATCTATGATATATTACAAATGATAACGATTGTAGTAAAAACCAAAAAGATAAATAAAATGATGTTGTTAAAAACATATGATTTCTTATAAAACCTTTTAATGTTAATGGTTCACAATTGTTATATGTATAATTTGCATAGCTAGAATACCTTATTACATTATGACATCTATAATCTATTTGTGTCTTATTACCAAAGTTTAAAATATCTATTACTGAAAAATTTGTTATATATGTTTCTATTATACCAATAACTACTGCTATCATTAATGATGGAAAATAAGTTAATAATTGCACATATTTAGTATTAAAAAAAAATAATTTTAATTCAGGAATACTTCTTTCAAATTGATAATATGTATGACATTCCATACATTTTAAGAATGATTCACTTTCTATATTTGTATGTCTCCAAGTATCTAAACATTCTTTATGAACATATTTACTTGTTCCAGAACACCTACAAGGACTAATTAATAAATCATCATTTTCTTCATCTTGTAAACATATTCTACACATTTTTATATCTCTATTTATTAATTCCGTGCTCATATTTACTAATACTTATTATTATATATTTTATAATTTTACTAACTTATATTCTTTTATAAATATATAATATACAAATGCGAGAAAATATGGCAGATATGATGAATGATATTAAAACTAATGATCCTGGAGACGGTGGTTTTAATCCTGTTGCAAAAATGGAAGAATATGTTGGTCCTGAATATAATTATGCAAAATTTATTAAAAATCCAGAAGAAATGAGTATGAGCACTAAAGGCACTATGTCACAATTAGCTAATAATATGATAGGAATTACAGCTTATAGTGATTTATTAGTAGGTGGTAATAGCAAAGCAAAAAAAACACGTGGTCCTTTAGGAGGACAATTTTTTATAAATACTGGTGGTAAATGTAAACCAGCAAAATATAAAGGTAAAGATAAAAAAGGAAAACCTATTTACGAAGAATTAAAACCAGGAAATACTGCTAAAAGATGGGTATATATTAATAATCAACCACAAGGCAAAGACCCTATAACCGGTATTAAACACGGTCTTAAAGGATTAGTTCCAGGTATTATGGAAAATGCTGCCGCATTAAATCCTATGGCTATGATGTCTGCTATGGCTCAACCTCCTGTTCCTTATTGTAAAAAAATAACTAGAAATACTACTAACAAAGGTAGAATAAGTAAACACGTTGCATTTGCTGATATTCCTGAAGGTTTTGCTACTATGTATAAAGCATTAAATTATAGTGAAGATATTAATCATAATAATACTTTAAATTTAAAAGATAAACCATTTTTAAATATCTATAATGCTGGATTTTCATTATTAATGTTATATTTATTATTTGAAATTTTTAAAAAAGAATAAATTATTTATAACATAATGATATTTCTATGTTATAAATTACAATAATTTTGTTACACAACTTTTTACCTCTCTAAAAAAATAGAGATTGATTTCAAAAAGGGAGAGAAAAGTAATGATATGTCTATGCTAAAAATGCACAAAAATATTTAACGACGTCTTCTAGTTCTTCTTTTCTTTCTTCTAGATTTTTTTCCTTTTCTTTTTTTTCTCCTACTTCTTCTAGATTTTCTACCTTTTCTTTTTTTTCTCCTACTTCTTCTAGATTTTTTGCCTTTTCTTCTTCTTTTACGTCGTGTTCTTCTTTTACGACCACCAACGGTTGCGGGTGTGCCACTTTGAACTGTATTTTTGTAAGCTTGTTTTGCGTCTCTTGTAAATTTTTGAGCAGACTTGACCCCATCTACTACATCATCCTTCGCTTTCTTTAAACTTGCATACCCTTGGCGCATACCGTTATCAAACGTTCCACCAACATTATCTGGGCCCAAGTTACCTTCTTTCGGAGCCTTCACTGCTGCTATAACACCAGTTGCTGTTTGTTTTGCAGATTGAAGTCCAGCGTTCGCTTTATTTTTAACGGTATTAAAATTATCTTTTGCTTGGTTAAAACCTTCTGCTGCATCTTTTCCAAGTTCATTTAATCCTTTTTTTACTTTTCCTAATGATGACGTAATATTTGTTAATGCTTTACTTCCTTCATTTGCCATATCATTTGCTGTATTTGTTAGATTTGTATTTGTTGGATTTTTATTCATTATAATTATATATTGATTAGAAATTATATAATTATAAAATTACAATTTAATTCTTTTGGATATTTCTAACGCAAGTAAACCTCCCAATACCTGTGCTACAACATATGGCACCAAATCAGCGTATTTCAATTTACCTTTAACTGCCATCATAACAGATACAGCAGGGTTGAAATGACCACCACTAATTCCACCACCCAACATAATAACTGCTGCTAAAGCTAAAGCAATAGGAATT